AACTTGAGAGAAAGCGCATCCTCCCGTGTACGGAGGTCACGGAAGTCGTTCGTGTGAAGAGGTCGACCAGTGAGAGAGAACTGAGGGAACTTTTGCAAGTAACCCCAGAGCTCTTTCTGGTAGAACCTGGACACCCAGTAACGGAGGGAGTTACCCTTCGTTATAAGTCGAACCTTTAAGGGCTCGAGAACTGCGCTTACCATGACGTCTGTAGGCGAGGACTTAGCATCCGAGAGCACTTCGAAGAAGTCTGGCATAGCCAGACCGCGAACTTCTTCTACCTTACCGGGTTGAGTTTCAACCATGTGAAGTAGAGAGTCGTCCGCTCCGAGATGTTCTCTGATATAAGCCCTCGCACCACCGGCAGATCGCTTACTCTCAAAGCTGGCAGAAGTCGAAGCCTCAAATAACCTGGCCTTAGAAGGTCGAAACTTTCTAAAGAACCGGGCGAAATAGGGCTCAAACTCCAACAAACTTTCAGCAGTCGCCTTGGAAGGCGACCCTAAAGCGGCACGATGCTTTAACATTGCCTCCTTCACAAAATCTGGAGACACTGGTGCAGCACCACGCTTTATTCCTTGCAGATACCCCCCCCACAAGCGGGTGTTCTTGTCATTCATGGAAATGAGACGATTCTTGAGAATTCGTCGCACCTTTCCACCAAAGACTAGAGCACTGCCCGTAAAGCCCTCCGGCCTTACGGGGAGGGGGTTCTTGAGATAGCGTGCCATTGGCCACGCTGTCATGTACTTGGCGTAGGTAACAAACTTACGCCGAGGCCATTCTTTTAGTCGGACGAAAAGCGAAAGCTGATCCTCCATCGGAAGAACTCCGAAACGGGGAATCGAGTCCATGAGAACCTCGTACGTAGCGCGAGCTAGGTACAAGGCCTCATAGGCCGATTCCCCCGGAATCTTCCAACCGTTGGAAGTTGAGATTGCGCCGAGAATAGAGCCATACTTCACTAGTGATAGTGAAGTCGGACTTTTCTTGTCGACAACGATCTCGACCTCCCTCCCAGGGCCACCCCTGGTCAGGGCACCAATGATCCCATCGAGTACAGCGAGTCCGAGAGGACTTGCTGACGTTATGGTTTCAGTCTTCATTTCTGATGACTGCG